ATCGAAGGCCAGAAAGAACTGCTGGGTATGTGGCTGGCCGAAAATGAAGGCGCGAAGTTCTGGCTGAATGTGCTGACAGAACTGAAGAATCGCGGCCTGAACGACATCCTCATCGCCTGCGTCGACGGACTGAAAGGCTTCCCGGACGCCATAAACGCGGTATATCCGGAGGCCCGCATCCAGCTGTGCATCGTACATATGGTGCGCAACAGCCTGCGGTTCGTCTCCTGGAAAGATTACAAGGCCGTTACCCGCGATTTGAAGGCGATTTACCAGGCGCCGACGGAAGAAGCAGGTCTGCAGGCACTGGAAGTGTTCGCCAGCGCCTGGGACAGCCGCTATCCGCAGATAAGCCGGAGCTGGACGGCAAACTGGTTAAACCTTGCGACGTTTTTCGGCTACCCGGCAGATATCCGCAAAGTCATCTACACCACCAACGCCATTGAATCACTGAACAGCGTGATCAGGCATGCAATCAAAAAGCGCAAGGTGTTCCCGACGGACGAGTCAGTGAAAAAGGTCGTGTGGCTGGCAATCCAGGCCGCCTCACAAAAATGGACGATGCCGCTGAGGGACTGGCGCATGGCAATGAGCCGTTTTATCATCGAGTTCGGTGACCGCCTCGACGGTCACTTCTGAGAAAAGGCATTTACACAGAATGGTGTACAGGCTCTTGTGCGGGTGGGCTAATCATCAGCCCTATCGTTATCAGTAAGACCACTCAACGTAGAAACTATCCCAGCCCTTGCCAGGCGCGCAAAATCCTCAGCACCAACTGCGTCCCGTATAGCTTTAACCGCAATTTTGTTGGCTAAAAACCTTTTTTCTGCAGCTGCTATAGCTGCCGGAGAAGCGCCAGCATTTACTGCTTTCGTGGCCTCCTGAACCGCTTTTTCAATGGCATATCGTCCACTCCTGGTTGCTCCAATCTTCGCTACAGCATTACGCAGCGCACCACCAGCTACCAGGCCACCGATAGAACCAATCACACCACCGCCAAAACCACCTGCGATAGCACCCGACTGCTGAATACCGTTCATAATCACTCCGACAATCTTCGGAAGGCCAGTATCAAGCGTTTTGAGTGCCTCTGTCGTTCTGCCTGTGCGTTCAACAAATCGTTGCGGTCTGGTGCCGGCTTTAGCGAGTACGCCGAACTCCTTCATAATTCTACCTAGATCTGGGGCATGTCGGCTGATGGCATTTATATTCTGCGGGGTCATTAGTTTGGCAAAATACTGGAGTCCAGCGCCCTCCCCAACTCCACCTTTTTCCCCCTGTGACGCAGCGTGCTGGAGAATGGAGGCAATTGCTGGCTGACGCTCTGCCTCAGGCAGCGCGGAGATAAGGCGGTGAAATGCTCCTGGGCCACTATCTGCGGATGCTTTAAGCATATCAACGCCTTTTCTGACCATAGTATCTGATGCCAGATCCCGACCAAAAACAGACTCAGCATTTTTTTTAGCTGTAATATACCCCTTCGAAAGGTCATTAGCTTTCTGCCACTCGGGGAGAAAGTTTCCTTTTTCAGCCATGCTGCGCATGTCATCAGTGATAGCACGGCGCATCTCTCCAGCAATACGTGCCGCATTTGCCTTCCCGGATCGGATATTTGCCTGCTCGGCATCAGCAAATTTTGCTCGCCAAGCCTTCATCCCATCAAATGTAATGCCCCCTTGACTGTTAGCTGCCTGAAATTGTTTCATTTCAGGGCTCAAAGGAACTCCAGCTGCCTTTTCTCCGCTGACTACGGCCATGCCATTGCTCATCTTCATCCTGTCTCGCGGCATAGTGCTACGCACATCTGCCCAGGATTTATTCTCGGCATCCTTCATATCGTCAAGCGTGGAGCTGATACGATCTTTAATGGCAGCACTTTTCTCCGATGCGCTGCCAGATTCAGCTCCAAAATCAGAAAGCTGCTTATTCAATTTTGAGGAGATTTCATTGAAGGCTCTGAGGTGCGCATCCTGAACATGCCCAGGAGTGGAAGCAAGAACCCCCTCAGCCTGAGCAATGCCACGACTACCTGAGCGCATCCCCGGCGTCAGTGTCTCGACATTAACACCTGTATTTTCCGCTGCCCTCGCAACATCATCACTGACACTTGATGCCTGAGCTGAGATATTTTCGCGACCAGCGGCAGAGCGCGCCGCTTTGGATACATCATTTGCGGTTTCCAGGGTATTCATAGCCCCACTTACAGGGCCTGCAGAATTCGCATTCCCGCTCATTACATTACGTACAGCGCCGGTGGCTGCTTGTCCGCCCTTTATCAAAGAACGGGCTCCCAGCGATCCAGCCAAGCCAATGCCAGACTCTTTAGCAAAGTCCTCCGGGCTAATCTGTCCGTTCCTTTGAGAACTCGCCAATGTACCCGGCAGGTTTTCTGCCAGCATACCAGCTACCTGAGTGGCTGCACGTTCAGCGCGCGGAGCATTTGCGACTGAGGCCATTACGGCAGCGGCTCTTTCTGGCCCTACACCAGGGATAAGATAAGGTGCTATAGCCTCTCCAGCCTGAGCGTATGAGTCTGTTGGTGAGTCCACCGGGCGATATGTTTGTTGGAGTGGATGAAACTCACCATTGTTTACCCCTAAAACTCCATTTGCCCATGCTGCGGCCTCGCCTGCGGCATTGACAACTCCAACACCAGCGTCCATTACATCAAACGGGATATTCGCAATCCCTCTGGCCGCCTGCTCAGGCGCTGCTTTCAGACCAGGAGAAAGATACTCCATATCAGGGTTAAGGTTCGACTGTGCCACTTGTTGTTGCGGCTCACCAGCGCCCTCGTTGGCGAGAAACTGGGCTCGCTTCTGCTCCCATGAGCTGGCTGTTGGTTGCCCCGCCTCCTGATTTTTAAACTGTTGGCGTTTTGCATCCCAGGCAGAGGTATCACCTACCAGCGAGATTTCCTTATCAAGGTCTGAGTAGTCAGGCTGTTGGATGTCCCGGCGTTTACCTGCCTGCGCATACTGCATGACTTCACTGTCATCAGGGATAATCCCGGCATTGGCAAATTTGCTGACGTAATCCGCTGTTTCAGCTGGCAGCGTAGCCTTGCCATTCCTGACCGCATTAACGCGCCCGTTGCCGGAATTGTATCCGGCCAGCGCCATGCCTATATCTCCAAAGCGCTTCATCCCTCTGTTGAGATGGCTTGCTGCGATACTCATTTGCTTTTCAAACGACAACGAGCGGGGATCCGTCCCACGATAACCCGCATCACTCATTGCCGAGGGCATAAGTTGAGCGTAACCCCTTGCACCTTTCGGTGACTCAGCATTCCCATTGCCGCTGGATTCATTGCCAACCAACGTTTCCATTGTGCCGGATGGGAATCCATATTTTTCATCGAGGCGTCGAGAATAGGCTACCTGTCGTTCTGTCATCTGCGCCATCAGTAACCACCCTTAAGTTTTGCCTGATAGTAACTTTCTGGCAGATAGCCATGCGCGGTTACATAATCCTTAACGAGTGAAGGATCCTGCAGCAGCATTTTGGTATCTGTCTCCTCATCCTGCGACTTGGTTACGGGAATGCCTAGCCCGGAAATCTGGCGCTTTTGCATACGTACAATGACGTCCTGAGCTTTGTTCAACTCACGTAAGAACGCGTCGTTGCTGGTAGCCGACTTAATACCATTTTGAGACTGCATAAGCGCCGCCCTCTCTCCCTCGGTTGGGTTACCGCCAAAAGTGCCTTTAAGGCTCGGCAGAATAACCTTGAGGTTGTACTCATCAGCTTTAGCGCGCAGGCTTCGCGTGTCCTCAGCCATGTCAGGCAGGAACCCAAACCCACCAGTCAGCGGGTTGTAATTTTGCGAGCGGGTGACCGCCGTAGGATGCTTTCCGACAATACCCGCTAGCTCATGACCCACACCAAGCGCAGAGTTCAGGGAATCGATATTGCCTGCGACGGTATTAATTTTATCGTTCTGCTTCTCCTGCTTAGCTTGCTGAATCTTTCCAAGCTCAGCATTAAGTTTATCGCGCTCAACTTCGTTTTGTGCGCGACCAATTTTTGCCTTAAGAGACATTTCACGCATACGCAACTGGTTATCTGTTTTAGCTTTATATTGATCTAGGTCTAACCTCTGATAACCCTGCACAGCATTGGTCTGCGCCGTATAGGCAGAGGTATCAGCATTCTGTTGCGCAATATCCTGCCCCTGTCGTTTATCCTGAACGTTGAAAAAGCTGCCGGGGTCAGCGTGAAGGTGAATCAGGTCGGCAGTTCTTTCAAACTCTTGTGGATTCTCCTGCCAGGACTGATACACCTCATCCGGCGATAGTCCGAAGCGTTGGAGAACTGGTGATGCCTGGGAAACCGCTCTTTGCATTGCCAGTGTATCTTTCGACTGTGATGCCAGTCGGAGATTCATCGCGGCATCTGCCGTTTGCTTATTCTGCTCAGTATCAATGAACCCCATCTGCTTTTGAGCTTCCTCCATGAACTGAGGATATTCGGCAATCAGTTTTTGAGCGCCAGCCCGATCATTTTGCGAAACAAATCCTCCAAGTTTTTTCTGGAAGTCCTGCCGCTGCTGCTGCTGTTGCGCTCGTTGATTGACCTCAGCAACGCCCCCAAGCCCCTGAAGGGCCATCAGACCAACGTTCGGCTGCTGCTGATATTGCATAGGGGCTGGCACAGAGGAGCCTGGTGCGTTTGTATTCTGTGGGCCCATACTGGTGAGCCCTCCGAGTTGCCAAGTAGCCATCAGAACCCCAGCCCCCCAATCAGCCCAAGACCGCCACCTACAGCAGCACCAATGCCAGTCCCAATGCCAGGGACAACACTACCCAATGCCGCACCACTGACTGCGCCTGTGGCCGCTCCACCGATCCCCCGCGCCAATCCAGATGGTTGCTGTGCCTGCCCGGCGCGAATAGAACCAAGCCCCTGCAGAAGCTGCCCCGTGTTGTTGGCGTAGTTCTGCCCGGCTGTAGCTTGGCCAGATGCGGCGTTCATTCCGACATTCAGCAGGTTTCCGTAGTTTTGCATTTGCCCGGAGAGCCAGCTGTTGAAAAGCTGCGGCGCGATGGATGAGAGCTGGTTGCTGGTTGCGGTAGAACCTAGTCCGCCGGTGGCTTCAGCTGCGGCCAGATTCTGGTAACGAGCCTGGTCGGCCTGAGTTTTAAACAGCCCGGAGCCAAAGAAACTGTTTGCTGCCTGATTCTGCCCGTCCAGCGTCATAAGCCCCTGAAGATTTTGCAAAGCTGGTAAGCCGACGTCGGCATAGGGCTTCAGGTTATTCATGACCGTGTTCCACTGGTCACGCTGCAGGTCGATGGCATCCTGCTGAGTTCTGGCCTGCGCTTTCGATGCGCCGCCATCACCGCCTTTTTCGTAGACGGCACCCGCCAGATGCTTGCGTGCGATTTGAATAATTAGCATTGAGAGAGTTCCTTATATTGCTGGCGCGTTAACTGGTACAGAGTTACGCCGATTGATTTGCCGTTGCTGAGGTAAGCGTCATCAAGATGCCCGATACGGGTCGCGCCGAGTAATCGAATGATTGCCCGTCCGTACTTCGTTGTGTCAGGCACCATCGTGATGCTGTTGGTGAAAGATGAATTTTGCAGGAGCCATCTGCAGAACAACCGGTGGCCTTCGAGCGCGTACTCCCCTCTGAATCCAGGGTTATAGACCGCATGGCATTCAACCACGCCGTGCCAGAACGTCCTGACCTCATGAACACCAGCCAGAAGCAATCCCTCATAAACGCCGATATAAAGAGCGTCAGGCTTAATCAGATAGCTATCACCGGCATCCACAATGTTTCCGGTGTTAAGCGGGTCATTGAGGAAATCCAGAAGCCTCTGCTGAGAGTCGATAATCTTCAGCTCCATATGCCTCAACGACCTACGCAGCACCAGAGAGGGCTTTGTCCATCAAACCGCGAGCAATCTCATGGAGCGTCGGAGCCACGCCGATTCCTGACCTTTTACGTTGTTCATCCTGAATTTTTTTGATTGCCTGTATCTGCTTCTCACTAAGCAGAACGGGTTTTACTGAAATAGCCATAGCCACCCCCACCACTGTATAACGATACAGTCATTATAATCCCATAAATCGCAATACTCATCATATTCATTTCATTTTATGCAACGTAAAGGCAAAAAAAACACCACTCTGAAGTGGTGCGGGTAGATTCTTGTTTACGGCGTTGCAAAACTCTAACGCTACAACGACACACTCCCTAAAACGGAGGATGCTCGTCATATGGCGGCGTCTGGTCGTAGTCCTCATAGCCCGGCGCTGGTGGCTGCTGCTGCGCACGCCGTAGCGCGTCAGTGGCCTGCCCCTTCTGCCCGGTCTTGCCGCCCGGGCGTACCGTTCTGGCTCTTATCACGCTGTCGGCCAGCACCTGATAGCCCTGCTGCGTGCCGCCGTCCTTTCCCGTCCACTGATTAAGCTGCATGTTGCCCGCCACGCTCACCAGCTCGCCTTTCTGGTGCTTCGCCAGCGCGTCGGCCTGCTTCCCAAAGGCAATAACGCCCAGCCAGAAGGTAGCCTCTCCGTTCTCCGCCGCATTGCAGGGCAGCGCTACCGCCAGTCTCGCCATTGTCATACTGGTTCCGCTGTTGGTCGTTCTGGTCTGTGGGTCGGCCACCAGCCGCCCGTATGCTGAAATTTGTGCTGTCATTTGCCGTACTCCTTCTTCAGATTCATAGCCCCCCCCTGTAAATCTTTTTATGGTCTCAATATCCCTACTAATCCCTACCAGAGAAGAAAATCCAGTAACCATGCAGGTTTCAGGGTGGTAGGGAATCTTTTTTTAAGCCCTACATATGCCTACTTATCCCTACCAAACTTTTAAACATCCCCACTTGTCTGTTTTATCTGGTAGGGATATGTAGGGTTAAGTAGGGATAAATATATATATCCCTACCAGCCTCAAAGCCTTGCTGTGTCTGGCTTTATGACTGTTTAAGTAGGGCAGTAGGGATAAACTGCCCTATAAATATTCACTCATCATCATTTCCCGTGGGCACACACCCAAAAGCACGCGGCAAAAATTCCTCTGCCAACTCTGTCAGGCTGACGTTGGTTTGCGCTCTGCCGTTAATGCTGCGAGTCAAGTAATTTGCCCGGTATTCTTTGGCTCCCGATTTAATGGCTCGTGAAAACTTGTTCACTGACAGCGGCTTTCCAAGTCCGTGATACTCCATAAATGCCAGGTAAAGATGATACAGATACACCTTCGGCTCTGGCTGGCCTGCCCACGTTCCGCCACCCATCATCATGCCCTTCGGCTCGTTCATGAAGTACAGGGCCGCGCACATGTCTATCACCGGGTCGGTGCCGCGCTTAACGTCCAGCGCCTCCTGGGAATCACGCTGCTCGATCAAAAGCGCCTTAGCCTTATTCTGGTCGGCAAACGTAGTCAGGAGATGGCGAATAATCACCGGGATTTCAGCCCTGATTTTTGCAGTGAGATCCGGGTCTTTGTCAGCTTCGGATACCGGGTGGTTAAACGGGAATATTACCCGGCGGCGGGCAATGCCCCCGTTACGCTCGGTAAAGGTCATTGGCTCGTTGTTCGTTGCCAGTACGACAGCGCTTAACACGGTGGTGAATTGCTTCTCATATTTCCCGTCTATCTCTACCGGATCGCCACCGGTAATGGCCTTTATCCCGGCACCTTCGCCCACGTAGCGCGTCTGGTCAGGCATGATAATCAGGCCTTTCCCCACGAACTGCGCACGGCCTCTGGCGAGGTCTAACGTACTCATGCTGCCGCTGGCCGTGTTGTGCTCGCCAGCCAGCGTGGTAGCAATGCTGCTGAACACGGATTTACCGCTCCCGCCTTCGCCCGTCACCTCTATGAATAACTGCCAGTCGTGGCGCTTCGCCAGCACCATAAACAGGGCTGCTTTAACGCGCTCGGCCTTCTGGTGATCACCCGCCGTGGCATGATTCAGCCACCGCGTGAAGCTGGGGGCATGGGTGGCTAAGTTCTCACCTGGTGCTGGTGGCATATAGGCAATGCCATTGTGGTTTACCAGCCAGTTTTCAGGGCTGTGCGGGCTGAATGTCTGCGTGGTGAGGTCATAGACACCGTTCTCAAAGCCAATCAGATCTCCGCGCTGCTCACCGATAACGGGCAACTGTAGTTTCATGGTGGCTACCACGGATTTAATGCCTTTCTCCGTGTAGTGGGCTTCGTGCTCTTCGAAAATAGATACCATTACGCGCTCAAGCTCGCTGTCTGCCAGCTTTTCCCACACGCCAGCGCCGTAGCAGTACACGCCGCCGCTGTCCGGGTTAACTGCCAGCATACCCCAGCGCCCGGAAAGAAGTTTTGCCTTCTGGCTGGCTGCCATCTGGGAAATATCCCCGGCTTCGGATTTACGGCGGGATTTACCGCCCTCAATGGCCTGTAGCTGCGGCTTCACATCTTCCCCCTGCGGTTGATACATCGAATCGTTAAAGGCTGCTGTAGCGGCTTCCAGCCCGTTCTGCTGGTGGTAGTCGTTCCAGTCTGCCTTATGGTCTCCCGGTGGCATCGTTACCCATCCACTTACGGCCTGAGCTGCCTTAATCGCTGCCAGCTCCCCGGTGTTTGGCTCGTCATCGTGCCAGTCGTTATCTGCGGCAATGACAATCTGCGCCTGCGGGTACTTCCGGCGCATGACCTTAGCTACGTGTGGCAGGTTGCCAGCGTCGATTGCGGCCACCACCAGCGCGTCAGGGCTAATTAAGTGACACGTCAGGGCGGTAGCCAGCCCTTCGCCAATGACTACTGTCTCCGGCTGCTCTGCTGCGTTAATGGCGTGGAATGCCCCACGCTTTGCCGATCCCTTCAGGAGACGCTTTACCCCCTGTGCGGTGATGGTCTGTCCCGCCACAACTGCGCCGGAGTCGTCCACCAGCGGCAGAAGTAACGATCCATTCGGCAAAATGGGGAAGGAGAAGCCGTTCAGCCCTTTGGCAATCAGGTATTGAGATTCACCTGGTGCCGCCTTCTGGCGCGTTTCATCATACAATCTGGCAAACACCTCACGGCGCTGCGCTGTATCCTCTGCCGCCTGCAGCTGGCGCTCCTGCTCCCGGTGCTGCCTTTCGGTCTCCGCCTGCTCCCGACTCTGGCTTCCTGCTTTCTGGTCTGCTTCCGCTGCCCGGTAATCAATACCCAGCACTCCAGCGGCAAGCTGTGCCGCCTCGGTGGTGTCGCAGTTGTTAACCCGCTTAATTAAATCCAGCCCGTCACCTGCGCCGCACTGGTTGCAGATAAAGCTACCGCGCCCGTTGTCGTCGAACCGGAAGCGATCCGTACCGCCACACGCGGGGCACGGAGCGTGTTTTCGTGGTGAATCCGGCACATCGATATGCAGGCCAGCCAGCACATGAGGCCAGTTGTCAGAGGCTTCGGCAGTGACTGCACGGATAAAATCAATGTTTCGCATCACCGTACCCCACATGGTCGATGGCATTAGCGATATGGTTAACCAGCAGTTGCCATTTGGTGATGCCGTAATCTGTCAGCAGCCCCTCTGCGTTGAGCCACATATCAAACTCAGCGGTTGTTGCCAGCTTCCACTTATCGCCGTGAACGGCCCTCATTGCCGGGTACATGAATGCGCAAATCAGGTCGCAAACATCTGACGGCAGCAGAGAGGTATCAATCACGCGCCCCTCAGGAGTCTGAATCGTCATTTTTTCTTCACCGGTGGCATGAAGGTTATGAACCCACACCGCCCCAGCAATCTTTGCTACCTGCTCGCCGATTTCGGAGCTGAGCGCTAATTCTGCATTCTCACGCATATGAACCTCCGGCCACCGTTGCGCCCATATCGTTAACCATGCTCTGCCATATCTCGCGCCCGTACTCTGTTAGCCCTTCAGAAGTAACGCAGCGATTCAGCAACGATATCCCGATATTTTCCCACTGCTGCGGGTAACTCTCCCTGAGTGATTCAAGCCCATAACCATCAATAAGGTCACGCACGCCGCGCACCCCGCCTACAATGTTCACTCGGATGGATTCTCCGCCCGCGTCAATCATGAAATACTCGCCTCCGCTGGTGGCGGTGACATGGCTGTATAGCGCCGCTGCGTACTGGTTCGCCAGCGAGTTGAGTCGGAAGTTTTTAGTGATTACGCCCATCGCGCGGCCTCTTGTGTGATTGATTTGTAGGCCCGCATTACTGCAGGCGTCTTTCCGGTGATCACAGTGCGTAGTAAAAGCAGGCCAGAGGTGCTAGCTGTTACCGTTGAGCACATGAGCGCAGCATCCACCGCCCGTCGGTGCTGGCGCATTCCGAACACGCTGCTGCTGATAGTGATTCTGGCGATGCTGCCGGAGTCTTGATAATCAACCTGCATATTTACAGTCCTCCAAAGCGCGGATAGCGACATCCTCAGCGGCACCAATCAGCTCCAGCATCAGACCTTTTTCCTCTTCGTTGCCTGTAAGCCACTGCGCGGCTTTCAGCAGCGCCGTTATCTTCGTCAGCGCATCCTGCGCAACCAGGTCGTGCTTAGTCTCAGAGTTGTTCCTCATGCCTTGCCTCCTGAGCGCGTTAACGCATCCATCACGCACAATTCACCCTCTGCGGCATCCATTACATCTGGTATGCCATCCAACATGGTGAGTACCCCCCCCAGCAGATTGGCGGTTCGGTCGTCATTTGTTGTTGCTTCCAGCCAGAGGGAAAGCATTTCCTGCGCCTGCTGAACGCGGCACTTAGCGTCACAAAGAGATACCGGATTCATGACTTACCTCCGCGCTGTTCCTGCTCCTCAATGAACCAGGCAGACAGGCTGCCAGTAAGGCGCTGTAACAGTGACGCCATCGCTGTAATCTCGCTGTCTTCAAAGCGGTGCGGATAGCTCTCAATCAGTCGGCAGATGGTTTCAGCCTGGCAGGCGCGTTCGGTTGCCTGCTCAATGGTGATTGCATGGCTCATAGCTGGCCCTCCGCATCAATTTTGGTGATATCGACAATCGACAGAACGGCATCAAGCCAGTAGTGGATATTCTCACTTTGTTCCTGCTCAACGCCGGGCAGAATCTCGGTCATAACGTGAACCAGCCCGGTACGGGCGCGAGTCATTCTTTCTCGAGTACGTTCTGCCTGTGTGAAGCTGCGCGGATATGACTCTTCGCGTAACAGCGTCGCATTAGCAATCGCTGCTTCAGGATGAGGAAAACAAAAATTGGTATTCATGCTTTGCCTCCCTGAATATTCTTCAGTCTCATGCCAGCCCGGTCTGTAGCTGCGGCAGTTTCAAAAATCAGTGTGCGGAAACGAGCCGCTGCCTGCGGATTAGCAGCCCTTAGCTTTTCGTGTAGGTGTTCATCCCACAAGGACAGCAACTGCCGGGCGTATAAATTCCCGGCCTCAATATCACTAATGACGTTTTTCAGCGGGTCACGAAACGGAATTAACTGGCTCATACCTCCACCTCCGGCAGTTGGTTACACTGCAGGGTGCTGTAAAGGTCGCTCGTAGCCACTGACAGCATTTCTGCAAGCGCGGCCAGATATTCATCACGGTTATCCGACTCGGTGCTTACGAGATCTGCTATCAGGTCGATGATCACAATCAGGTGGTTAATGCGTTCCAGCGGGTCATAAGGGAGGTCGTATGTTTTAAGCATGAGCCACCTCCACACGGATGCGGCCTGCGAAAAAGCAGATGTGATCCCGCGCCAGTGTACGGCGTGCTTCGCGTTCAGTCGGTGCGGCGACGTGATGAATTTTTGCGGAAATTGTCGGCATATCGCGGCGAACAGCTGCGATAATCCAGATAAATTGCGGATTTTGGGTGAGGGTAGTAGCCATTTGGCAGCCTCCATTGAGTGATGTAAGCCACCACCGAAGAGACCAATCTTGCTGGTGGTGAACTGTGCAGAGTTGGTCTTACCGGCCTCAATGGATACCGGCGCTTCCGAAGAAGCCCCTACACAGCCCACCATAATTCTGCGAGCGCCGAGGATTATACCAGGAACGCTGAAAAAGAGGTGTACTGAGCTAACGACACAAAAAAAGACGCTTGGCGCGTCATGTATCGCCATTGAGATTACCGGGAGACCAATCCCGGCACCAGATTTTGCTGGTGCCTTATAACCATAGACCGGGACGCCTCCAGACCGCAAGCCCTTTTTTATGGACTCCGAAAACTCACTTCGACGAACGTGACGCCTGTCTCGTGTGGTGATGTCCAAAAAACCTTCGTGGCCTCGCGCGTGCGCGCGTACTGCGCCGAAAACTCCCTCGCGCGTACTTGTCCCGAAACTCCATATTGCACGGGTTTCGGCAGCTATTCTGTTAAGGGCAGCCAGCGGCAAGCCCTTACTCTGAAAGGCAATCATTGGGCGACCTCCGTGAACTCCTTCAGGAAGCGCTCTACGGGCTGTACGCAGGGGAACTGGTAGCCCTGGCGGTAGAACGTCACGCGGTTGTGCTCCACCGATACAACGCTCACTACCTCCCCGTGGGCGTCTCGGTAGGTGCGATCAGGGATGGGTAAGCTGGTGGGCTTAGTCATGAACCACCTCCAGACGCTTTGCCAGCCACCGCTGAGAGAGGCGGGTTAACTCTGCTTTGCGCTGATCGTAAGCCATGCCCATATCAATCAGCGTGATGTTGGTGCTCTCCAGGTAACTGAGGTGCTCCAGTTGCCCGGCGCTCATGCTGTCGCGCGGCTCACCGGCGATACCGTTCATCTGCGCCCACTGCTTCGCTGTCATTCCACCCAGGACGATACGGGCGATCATGTTGCTCTCGTTGCTGTAGTGCCGTGTGTGCGTCTCCTTCCCCAGCTCTGCCCGGGCAGCTTCCAGAGCGGCGCACATCGGCTTAAAGAGGCTGGCGGCACCAATGCGAGCCTTGAGCTGTCGGCGGTACTTCGCGGCGATTTCCGGCACACTGAGACTTAGAGCTTCCTCGCACTGGATAAAGTAGCGGCGAACGGCGCGGCCCTGCTCGTTGCGCTCGACCATGGCTGCTTCCTTTGCCATGTTGAGAGACAAGCCATAATCTTTACTGCGACGGTCACCGCCACGCCTCGTTACCCATCCTCCGCCGAGCTGGTTATTTTCTGAACTTTGATTCCTGAAATTTGAGGAATCAAAAACTGCGTAGTCAGTTCCCAGCACAAAGCCATATTCTTCAATGCGCAGCTTTATCCAGGTGGAAAAATCGTTACCAACGCCCAACGCTTTATGGAGCGCCTTCGCACTCACAATATTGACTTCACGTCCGCCAATCTGACCGGAAATAACCGGCACAATCGCGGCGAAGTCGTTTGTGGGAATTACCCCCTGGCTGGCTTTGGGTTGAGCGATGCCCTGACCGGTTAAGGTCATATCATTCAGTTTCATATTTTCGGCTCCGTTATGCAGCGGTGAAGTTGTCCGGGTAGAGGTTAAGAATATCGGTAATATCCTGCGCAGAAAGGCCGTGGTGCTGGTTAATGGCGGCCATATGGTTGACGTACTGGATAACCTTCAGGACGTCAGCACGGCAGGAGAACCGGTAGCGCAAATGTGCGCCGATACCATCGGGGTTTCTTTCTTGGATACGTTCAAGATTAATATCTAATACACGGATTAATTCCGTCGCATAATTGCGGCCAGAAGAAAGGCGGCAATAACGCAGGATGTCGTTTTCCGTCCATCCCTCAACGCCGGTACGTAGCATGTAAACGCGGGCGCGGTGCTTCTTCGGGGTGCGGCGTGGCGCTTGAACGGTGTGAGCTGGTGGCGTAACATCAGATCCGCGAATATCCGATGCTGAAGCCGCCTGCTGTACGGGGCGGTTTTCTTTTTCCATCAGGCCACCTCACCACGTGATTCAGCGATGCGCTGATTAATCCACTCGTCAACCTCACTCTCAATAAATGCGATTGCGCGGGAGCCAATTTTAACGGATTGGGGGAAGCGATTTTCTTTGAGCAGGCGATATATCCACGCCTTGCTATAGCCAGTGCGCTTCTGTACTTCATCAAGCCTGATTAGTGATTGGGACATATTTACCTCGTAACATCTATTGCGGTGTACGGGTGTATTTCAGCATTAACTCCCTTTCATTTGTTGAAGTCAGTTTAAAAATGATGGAAGTGTGCTTTGAGTCTTTTGGAAGTCAAATTCGGGGGTTTTACCCCCGTTAGAAACTCATTTGGAAGTAAGGATAAGAGTTGGAACTAAGGGAAGCATTGGGGAATGACTTAGACTTCCAACTTAGTTAGTTTTGTTGATAGTGCCTCATTTATTAAATCAGTCAGTGCTTTTATCGATATTTCCGTACCATCTCCGTGCTCATTAATCGCATCAATAGCAGCCCTTGCTACTGTGGACTTATTGATTTTTCCTCCACGGATATACTTACCACCAGACTTTTCCAGAGCGACTGAAAGTCCTGCTATCATCATTAGCGCAGTTTCCTTACCGCCAAAACTACTCCAAGCAGCTACTTCAGACAAACTCACTTCTTCGTCACTTTCAGGAAATTGTTCGGCAAAAATTTTATCATACTCTTTTTTTTATTAGATTTTTATAAAACGTGTATGCTTTTTGAGCAGCTGGTAATCCTTCCTTGAACTCATCTGGGATATTTAGATTTTTCTCAATAAAAAAAGTGAGAAGCTCCGATCTCTTAAAATAGAAGCAATGATAGCTTCCTGCACAACCAAGTTCATTTAAGAAAAAATACATCCCTTTATTTTCAGGGTTTGGATCCTCATAGAAATCAGAATCATTTGAAATCTCAGACAAAAAAATCTACTCATTTGAGTGATTTGGCTATCGCTATGAAAACCTGTAGAAAATTTATAATGATACAACTTAAATTCAAGGCAACTAAAGGGATGAGTGTTTTGAAATGAATCCATAGCTCTATTTAACAGAGTTGCTACCTCCTTTATTGAGCGGTTATTTGCTTTTGCAATAGCTTGTAGGGCTATTTCAAAATGAACCGCATTCGCCGCCTCTTTGTCTAAGTCTTCAAAATTATTTATAAACATACGCCACCTCACGCCCTCTGATTTTGGCGGCTATGCCAGCCCGCAGAGGTGTGCGGGTTTTCGGGGATCAGCCTAGACATAGCCTATTCTTTGTTCGTCTACTGAAGTCTACTCTGGTATCGTTTTACTGTCTATTCATACAGTCACGCTGATTTTCCAAACGTGCCATGCACCACGTTACCGCCGTTCTCCAGTGCTTCCATATAGTCGGCATACCACTGAAGCATTTCTCGGCGGCCGTCCAGGTATTGGGCGTGGTTATAGGTACCGCGAATGGAGTTCTTATCGACGTGCGCCAGCTGCGTTTCAATCCACGCGGTGTTATATCCCTGCTCGTGCAGAATGGTGCTCATGGTGTGCCGGAAGCCATGTCCCGTGACTTTTCCATGATAACCAATACGTTTAAAGACTTGGTTAATGCTGGCTTCGCTCATTGTTTTGCGCGGGTCGTTCCGGCCAGGAAATATCAATGGGTAATTGCCGGTCAGCTCCCTGATTTGCCCGATAAGAGTTAAAGCCTGGCTAGATAGCGGCACCACGTGAGGCCTGCGCATCTTCATCCGGTCTGCAGGTATTTCCCAAGTAGCTTTGGCTAAATCAATTTCACTCCATAGAGAGCCGCGTAGCTCTCCAGTTCGTAATCCAGTGATGATTAGCAGCCTGGCCGCCATTACCACCAGCTGGCTGCCAGAATAACCAGATAATGCGCGGAAGAAGTCGGGTAACTCCTTTGCTGTAAGAAATGGATAATGACTCGACTCGTGGCCTTGCATTGCGCTGGTGAGATCGGGAGCAGGATTATACTCAGCGCGGCCAGTCACGATCGCATAACGGAAAACTTCACCGCAGCGCTGCCTGACCTTCTTTGCCTTTTCTGTCGCGCCACGCCCTTCCATACGGCGAAGCACATTAAGCAGCTCCAGCGGTTTTATTTCAGCTATTGGCTTTTTGCCTATGTACGGAAAGACATCCTTATTGAAGGCCTCCATGATGTCGGAGGCATACCCAGCAGACCATTTTTTTAACTTGCTGCTATGCCACTCACAGGCGATCTCCTGAAAGGTGTTTTTTGTTTGTGCCTCCAGGGTTGCTTTCTTCTCTCGTTTCGTCTCATTGGGATCGGTACCCCCAGCGATACCCCTTTTTGCTTCATCACGTTTAGCCCGGGCATCTGCCAAAGTTACTTCGGGGTACACGCCTAGAGCCAATAGCTTCTCTTTCCCGGCAATCCGATACTTGAGCCGCCAGTAGCGCCCACCGTTAGGTTTAACGAGAAGGTAAAGACCGCCACCATCTGCCAGCTTATATGGCTTTTCCTGTGGTTTAGCAGTCTCAACCTGGCGCGCATTAAGTTTCATCTGGGGGTACCTCAGCATGACCGAACAGCAAATACCCCCATAAGTACCCCCAGCAAAGTGTAGATTTTGAGATACGTCAGTAGACGTTGAGATACTAAAGAGAGCGACAAATGCTGATTATAAGGGGTTTTAGTGGACTTGAGTAGACTTCAGGAGATGTTTGAATGGTGCCGATAATAGGAGTCGAACCTACGACCTTCGCATTACGAATGCGCTGCTCTACCAACTGAGCTATATCGTTGATTCTTCATACTATTTATTGGCAGTACATGACAACTTTTAGGTAGCTGTACTCCATAAACTGCCCCGGAAGAGTAACAGGGGCGAATATGAGAGACAAGCGCGATACATATTTAATACTCGATCCCAGTGGGATCTACATGGTTCGTATCTGCATACCTTATTACATGGCTCAATACTTCGGTGGGAAGAAGCACTTCATGCGCTCTTCCAGTTCCAAGGATATCCGACAAGCCAGACTATTCAGGGATGCCATTGCCGTAGAGTTCAACCGACTTAGGGAACAACTGAAGCCCAAGAGTCCCGGCACTAAGATGGAGCAGATTTTGACAGAGCTACGGGGAATCCGTTCTCTCGCCAAAGATGCCCCCTTACCTCTCGGTAGCAGCATTACCCGATGCCCTACCCTCAACCAATTGCGTGATTTATACCTCCTGCAATACGCCGAGAAACGCAAGCTAACTACGCTGGCTAAAGTAACCAAAGCCGTAGAGCTGCTGCTCAAACATCTGCGAGTAAAAGATTCCGTACTGAGTGCCATTAATCGGACATTGGTCACTGATTGGCTGGACTCTATGAAGGATGAAAAGGCAACCCAAACTCAGCAGAATTACATCAGTGCGCTGGCTCAACTTTATGATTATGCTAGGAATAGATATCACGATGCGCCAAAAGATAACCCTTTCCGTGGGCATCGACTTGAAGCTAAAGAAACAACCGTTAGTTATGAGCCTTTCACGGATGCTGAGTTAGCTAAAGTAGTTAGCTTGCTGGATGCTGAGATGAAAGCAGTCACCTTAATTGCTCTCTATAGCGGTATGCGGCTCAATGAAATCTGCTCACTCACAACGGATAAGCTCAAAATGGTTGAAGGTATCCTCTGTATGGAAGTTACGGAAGGTAAAACCAAAAGCGCAGCCCGACTTGTTCCGGTACATAACAAGCTAAAAGACCTGATCGTTTCTCTTGCTGAAAATCATCACAGCAGTTTTCTGTTCTACCATGCGTCAATAACCAACCGGGCTGACGGTAAGCGATCTACATGGCACACACAGAGGTTTACTCGTATCAAACGTAAAGCCTTTGGCACCGGAGAAGAATATCAGCATAAAGTTTTCCACTCCCTACGAGGCTTGTTCATCACCCAATTGGACAGAGCAAAAGTACCGGAGGATAGAATTGCCCTGCTGGTAGGGCATGAAAGAGGAAATACTGAATCATTTAAGACGTATAGCCAAGGAGCCAGCCTGAAAGAGCTGAGCGGTTACGTTAATTTAGTCGAATATAAAACAATCAAAGCTAATAAGGACTGAATTATGAACCGAATTTTAATGTTAACACTCTCTATTATTTGTTTTACCACGGCAGCGCAGGAAAGTGCACAGCCTGTGTACCCTTGGATGCCCTTAACTACCGTGAACGGCTACATGGCTTATAGCGATACTTCGTCGATAGGTGTGACTAATAATAACGTAATGATGCTGCTCCAATATTTCCCCATGCAATCAAGCAGATCGAAACAAGCTCTCTTCGCTAAATTATCCATCCCGGTTAAAACATGTACAGAGAAACAAGGCGTAGGGAAATTATTTGACCTCAGCGGCAAGTTGATCAGGGAGTTGAAATACATTGAGGGCGGCATTTCTGCTGGGGATGCGACAATTACCAATGCCTGTTTATTCTATGAGCAGAAACTTGAAGACGAAAAACTGAGCAAGAACAAACAATGATCACCTCAAATTGAAAATGATTTGCATACGTGAGCGGTTTCTCGCCGCTCGCCTCTTCCGGGTTTCCCCCATACCGCCATCAGGAACGCTCAGAAGCTCAGGGGCGGGGCTGAGTCATTAAAATCATGCTGGGCATGGGCTACCCTATATCTCTGAAAATAAATGCAGTTGTGCATGGTATAGGGCCGCTGGTGGCCTACTGATATGGTTCAAAAGGTACACCATAAGAGCCAGTCTTTCATGATATCGAATGAGGTAGCTCAAATGTGTTGACTTAATATATGAGCCACACTAAATTATGAGCCATAGTTTGTGAGCCACACAGAGGATTAGACATGGCGACCATCGGCTACCTACGCGTATCAACCAACGATCAGAGCGTTGAAGCTCAAAAGCACAGCCTCGAATCAACACACCGCATTGACCGCTTCTATGAGGATGCAGGTGTATCAGGCGCTGTAAAAGCTCTGGAGCGCCCCGGCTTTAAATCTATGGCTGAGTATCTCCGGGAGGGCGATACGCTTGTGGTGGCGGCTATAGATCGACTAGGACGCGATACCGTCGATGTGCTGGTAACAGTTGAAGCATTGCAGGCCAAAGGGATCTCTATCATCAGTAAGCGTGAGGGGTTCGATCTCTCGACGGCAATCGGAAAAGCGATGCTAACAATGCTAGCGGCAGTGGCTGAGCTTGACCGGGCAAATATCAAAGCGCGTCAGATGGCTGGTATCGCTAAAGCAAAAGCCGCTGGCAAGGCGCTGGGGCGAGAAAAGACAATTGACGATGCAAAGGTTGCTCGCTGGCGAAAAGAAGCTCAGGCGTCGATTCAGGCGACCTCAGAGCATTTCGGGATAAGCCCGGCCTCTGTTAAGCGAGCTTGCGCCAAAGTTAAGGCCGATAAGTAATAATTAGCCTGAAAATTAGTCTCACGGGTTTTATTCATCCATATTCATAACCAGCCAGTTAAATGAATAAATAGTCACATTTCACCCTGTGAGACTGCATAAAGAATTACGTTGCATAATAGAGTTTCACTCTTTCCGTCGCAGACGGTAGCCTAAGTAGTTCTAGTAGTAACTAGTAGCCTCTAGTAATTACCAGTAGCCCCAAGTATCTATTCCCTTCTTCTTCTCCTGGAAGAAGGGATTCCCTTATGTATATCTCAAGTATCCCTAGTCCGTTCTATCCCTATCAATCCCAAAATTTAGAGAGGTGGCCTATGCTCAACCGTAATATTCAATCTGAGAATCAATATCAACAAAGCCCGGGTGACTCAGCATCTCAGGAAGCCAACCAGCGCCGTGACATGATTTTAAGAGGCAAAACTGAGGGAATGACTCAGGATGCCAAAGCAAGCCAGCAGGCGGCCTTACGGAAGCGCTCAGGTGGTTATTCTGCATCGATAGTCCATCCGGCTAGTGGCTTTGCCGGTTTCTATAACCGTCGCATCGTCACAGCAGCGGATTACACAACAGCAGACCGCCAGACGGAATCAGAGCTGCTGAACCGCACCGCATTGAGTCAGCGGCCTCAGAGCGCCCTTGAGCGTCAGGCGCAGCAGGAAGCTCTTAAACGCTGGCGTAACTAATTCCATGCATCGAAAGCCTCAATGCCCTCAATAAGCCAATGAGTCTAACGCGTGAGACTTCCTTAGCCGGGAACGGGAATAAGGTTGCATCCAAGAGAGAGTATCGCCAGCCCGTGGTGTTCATCCAGCAGATGAAAACTAATCAGTGATGTCCTGCCAATTGTGGCAGGCTCCTTTCTGGCTATTTATTAATCGGAAATCAATTTTTGAACCTCGCTATTTTAGCAGTCTGTGGAAATTTCCACGTCCAGATTAATAAGCCTCTCTAACTCACTTATTCAACCTTCCAGCTTGAGGACTTATTTATCATGCAACCAGAACAGCAAGCACTCCCTATCGTATTAAAAGACGAATCTGGGAAGATGCACGAATTCAAACCAGAAAACGGCATGTATAATTTAACAGATATACATAAACGCTTAGGGCTCCCAACTAATAAATTACCAGCTCAATGGCGTACAGATGCTAGCCGTGAGTTTTCTAAATGTGCAAATTTGCACATTAAAGGAGGTAAGGCCGGTTATACCCTTGCAACGGAACCAGCCACTATTGCCTATGCTATGTGGGTTAATCATGACTTCTTTATGCTGGTAGTTAATACCTTTATAGCTGTACGTAATGATGCTCTGTTATCCCATGAAGTGTCAGCTAAATTAGCCAATGAACATAAAGAGCTACTGAAGCAGAACTCCCGCATCTTAAATCGTCTAGGCACGTGGGCATCTTCAGCTAAATTGAACTGGCAAAAGAGCGCCTTACTATGTGGTATTGAAAGACCGAATAAGGCAAGAGAATCTTTATTAGCGAAAGGGTATATTCATAAAGTAACTCGCCTGCATTATGGCAAGTTAATTACTGAATACCTACCAACGGACAAAGGCTATCAATTCGGCATCACTGAAAAGTATTTAGGATGGTCAGGTAATCAGATGCACTTTACAGCATCGGGTAGAGACTGGCTAAGCCGTATGGCTAACCAGATTAATGACCACGCAGCTGGAATCTAATCCCCCCCTATCTTCAATCCCTCCGGAAATATAAACGAATACGGAAGAATAAGGCCACCGCAGCTGGTGGCCTCCCAAATCAACTCAGCAACAAAATCAGCAATCAATCCAATCCAAATAACCAACGTCAAAGGAGGTCTTAAGTGACTAAGCTCGCCCATTTAAACGCAATTGAATTAATTAACCTGTACGGCATCGATAAGGTCAAAACAGAATTAAAACAGAACTCAGCAATAGCTCTTGTTGAACGCATTGACTCAATGCAGGACAGAAGTAGCCTGATTCCCGGACGTGACAGCGACGATCAGCAGCTCAGAGCTATGGCAATGGTACGAGAAGAACTGAGAGAGCATCTATATTCGCTGAAAGAAACTGGCCGCTTACGAGGTGAGCTATCGGATGGCCTACCAGCGGCGAAGGAATACAGCAATCTCTTTACGTGGCTGATGGCACTCCGTGACGCTATCAAATCTCAATGCCCGGATAGCGACATGTTACGCAATGTGTACCGTGTTCCTGGCTTCGATTATCCAGAGTGGCACAAATATCTGAGTAGCATCCATGCTGATATTCCAGATCTGTTAGGTGCTCTTGCCAACGCCTCAAGTCGTAGTGACTTCGGGCGAGATCAGTACCTAGCCCCAACGTATTATTCTGACTATCAGGACATCGGACAAGAAGCCTATGCCCTGCTCTTCTCTCCTGTCTCTTCGACAATAAAAGGGCTTGAGGTTCTTACTGCTAAGCTGAAAGGTATCTACACGGCGCACTCTGACCGCGATGCAGCTTTAGAGCTACTGAGCCGCTCGCTATTAAGCGATAAGGCTACAATCAAGCTCTTGGCCTGCGGTTGGGATCATCTCGTTGTAGATCTTCTCAACGAGCATAACGGCATGAAGGATTACTCTGGTCATTCTTTGAACGATGCAGTAATCAGCGTGAATCTTCAGCGTTTATACGATGCCCTTCGTCAAAGCGAACTAGAAGCCCGTCAGCGCATTGAAGCCAATAAACTGGCAGAGAGCCAAGCAGATGCACTAGAAGCCCGTAAAGCCTTAGCCCGTCGCCGTATGGAGCTGAAAAGCAAGCTGGTGGATGACAGTATTTCAGCAGAAGAGCTTCAGGAGCTGGAAGAATCAGAGCAGTAATTTCAGCCCACTCAGAACTTCTTAGAAGGCATTCTGGGCCGTTTATCCTGCATCTTGCTAATCCCTATCGGGAGGCCGTCAGGGTGCAGGCGTAAGCGTATGGGCGCTTAGTTTGGCGATTGATGATTAAAGTATTCCCCGTTCCTGCTATGGGTTCGGGGTCTTTTCGGAAACTGGTCGGATGAGATCGTTAAATTTCATACCAAACAAGTAATTTGCAGACCTGTCTTTATATTTCTCGAAGAACATTTAATGCAATCACCCATACAGCCAAGAAAACAAGGGGAATTTTTCATTCCCCTTTCTTCTTCATCATGCAACTAACTCAGAGATTTTATGAGCAACAACGCGCAAATTCAATTGAGCTTGCCCTTCCATCGTTCCATCTAAAACATACTGACCAGTAGCTTGTTCATGAACGACTAAGTTTAGGAAGAAGTCGTTTAGGCCACCAAATACAGAGGTCCCTTGAGCATTAAACTGTTTAACGTGTAAACGTAAGCGCTCGCCTTCAATTCTGCCCTGATAGAAGAAAGCAAAATCACCACCATTTATTGCGTTATCCTTAGCGGTTACAACGCCAGACCCAATGTTTGCACCGACACCAAAACCCGAGGTATTACTTTGAAAGAAAACTGAATACAGGCCGTCTATCAT